TTGAACTGCTGACGTAATCGGTGTAGTAATGGCTTGACCGCCACGTCTTGCTAATTGTGCGCTAGTTTGAGCAGCCTTAGAAGCAGCCGCACCTGTAGCAATAGCCGCTGGTCTTGCCGCTTGACTGATGGATTGTATTAATGCGTTAGGAGCGGTAACCATCGGTATAACTGGAGGTACTGTTTCACCAAGGAATTCGCCAACTTGCTGTGTATATTGCTGACCTAGTGGTGTTCTTGGTGTGCGTGTTAAGGCTTCAGCACCTTGAACCGCTGATTGCTCGACTAACTTTGCGGCTTCTGGCGTGCCGTAATCTCCTGACAATATCTGCTCTGCCAAGCCTTTAACTGTACCGCCAATCATGCCAGCCACACCGCTTGTCATGCCAGTACCTAAGGCAAGAGCAGTTTCACCAACGCCTACAACTTGCTCGCCAAGCGTAGGCTCAGGTGGTCGTTCAATGATGCCTTGCTCGGTAGGTAAAGCAACGCCTTCAGCTACAGGTATAGCCGAACCCCTAGATGGTGGCAACTTAACGATACCTGCTCGCATATCAGACTCTAAGTCATTGCGCTCTTGCTCAGTCATTTGATTGCTGATGTATGCCTCAGTTACTTCTTGTGGCAACACTATAGGCTCAATGCTCGCCCCCGCAGCCATTGCAGTACCTTTCAAAGCGGCATTGCGGGGCAACATAATTTTGCCACCCTTAACGTCTGCTTCAAAATCAGCTGTTTCTTCAGGCGACATTTGACCACTAGAGTAAGCATTGTAAATGTTTTGTATTGCGCTATCAGGAACAGCTTGTTGCGATTCCATTGCTATATCAAATGTGCTTTTGGTAGGAGCTACATTTACCCCAGAGCTAACACGTTCAATATATGCCTTTGTACGTGGCCCCCAGTTCTGTTGATTTGTGCCACCGTGGTATTCAGCTGCGGCTAATCGAATGTCACCTTGGTTACGGTCTAAAGACTCTTTTAAAAGTAACCCAGCCGCCTCTGCTGCGTTTCTTGGGTTTAGATAAGCATCTACACCATATTTATCTAAAACCAACTTACGAGTCGATGGAATAATTTGAAACGGGGTCTTTGCACCAGCCTCAGATACTTGGTCAGCATTGCTACGCTCACCTTGCAACAAAACAGACTTGAGCAAACCTGATGGTAATTCAAGTTTTTGCTCAACGCTTGAGGCTAAGTCAGACCAAAATGGGTCTTTGTAGCTGTTGGGTATGTTTGTAGTTGCCATATTTATTGTGTTGGTTTCGCAAAACGCATGTAACTTCTGGTCTCAACATTGGCTTGATCTTGTTGTTGAGCTAATTGTTCGGCACGTTTCTCCCCAAATTTACGTTGAAACTCAACATAAGACGTCCCTTTCGGCACTTGTATTCCACCAATTTCAATGTCTTTGCGTGCTTTACCAAGAGTTCCTGTAGCATTAACCCATTCGGCTTCAGCATCTTTTGTGGTTGCCTCATATTGTTGCAACTTTGCCATGCCTCGCATAAAAGACGCTAGAATTGCGGTGTCTGAATTTTCATTCGGAAACCCCTGCAATGCTAGTTCTATATCTTTATCCGTAGCAGGGCCTGGTGGCAAGTTCTTTACCGCCAATGTATTTCGTAACCGAATATATTCTTGTCGCATCAACGTAAATTCGTCTTGCTGACCAGTTAGATTAGCAAGAGACTCACTAAACTTAGTGGCTGCACCATAACCACCACCCTCGGCTTCCATTCTGCTTGCTAAATTTAACAAACGGTTAGCTGACTGCTCACTTGCTACGGCAGAGACCGTGGCTTCATTTATCAGTTTGCGAGCATCAGGCTCTAATTTATTACCGCTTGCTTGTCTGTTTGCTATTTTATCTTGTACTTCGCTCGTCAATCTATCTTGGTCTATCCGCAATTTTTGAGCACGTTCATTTATTTGGCTTTCAATATTTGCAATTTCGACAGGAGCTTTTTGAAATTTAATGGCACTATCAAGAGTCTTGTCCCCACCTGGCAAAGTAGCAATTTGCAAACCCATAAATGCTGACGCACTTGTCGGGTCAATTCTAACAAACTCTGCTAATGTCTCGTATTGCTTTGCTTGATCTTCACGACCTGAATTACGCTCGGCTTGAGCACGTTCATTTAACAATTTAATGGCAACGTCAGGTGATTTAGCATTTAATGCCGACATGACCTGACCACCAAAACGCAAATCTTTTGCTTGCGTGTCTTTGTCGAGTAATTCAAAATTAGCTCTTACGCTTGCCGCTTCTTTCTCGGGCAAGAACATAGCTAAATTTGTATAATCACGAGCGGTTGGGTTTGGGTTATTGACTAAAGACAATGTACGTTTTTGCAACTCTTGTTGTCTTTGCAAATCTAGTTCTTGGGCTTGCTTTTGCAAGTTCAAACTTTCCATTGCCATACCTGTTTCATAGCCTTTTAAAGCGGCATTAAACGGGTTTGCAACATCAAGCGAATAGTCTATTGGTTGTTGTAGCATAATTAAACCTGACTGTAATTAACAGTTAAATAGCCATCGACCACACCAACAGCATGTGGGTAAACTGCATTAACTTCCTGCGCCATCAAACCAATTTGACGCCCACCACCCCAAATGTATTCATACTCATACACATTCAAACCGTCTGGTCGTGTGCCTAACCGCTTGATGTTTCGTTTTAACCTGACATCACTAAAAAATTTTTCAATTCCTTGACCAGCAATACCAGCCAAACCTTGTTGAAATTGGCTTTGCGCCTTTTGTTCTGCTATTGCACGACCAGCTTGTGCAGTTCCAATGTTTCCGAACTGCGTGTTAATTGCTTCTGCTGTTTTCAAGCCAGCAGTACCTTGCCCAGCAGCAGATGCTTGCCCTAATTGAGCAAGGTTAGAAAGTGTATTTGAACCTAAACTTGTCATCCCACCCAGTCGGTTGTATTGCAAATCAATTTGATTTTGCAACATTTGAGGTCTAAACTGAGCTAATGCCGCCTGTACATTACCGCCACGCAATCCACCTGTAGCTGATGCGTTTTGCAGTAAAGCATTTTCACCTTGCCTAACCTGTGCTTGATATAATGGTGAGCTTTCTATACCCGCAATTGCTTGTGCTTGTGCATCTGTACCGCTTAAACCTAATAGTGCCTGTTGTTGTGCAAGAGCAGGAGCACCTGCTTCACCGTATGGTTGCAAGCCTTGTATACCTTGTGTTCCAGCCGCAATGTATGGTTTGAATAACTCTTGAATAGCATCAAATTGTCGTCTTGATTCAGCAATCGACTGTTGCGAACTTTCCTTTTGTGCGTCTGAGGCTTGAGCGGCAGCTTGGTTTTGGCTGTTTCTACCCAAGATTCCAGTAACAGCAGAGACTGCTCCTAGTGCTCCTGTAAGAACGTCAGGCATAATTAAATTCCTTCATATAATCTTCGTATTTTTCGCCATACAATTGCATGACTTGTTTTGCCATAACTTTGGCACTATTTGCACCGTGGCACAATTGGATTGCCATGAGAACTACATCGTAATAGCCAGCTCGCCACATATATGATTTTGCGTCTGCATCACCATCTCGTTCAGCTTGGTCTGATGCTTGCCATTTTAAAATCATAGTAGCAACTACAGGTGCTAAAGCATTCCCATTGGCAAGCCAGAATGAGTTTTGATTCATGCCTACTAAGGTATTCCAAATAGTTGAATCTAGTGCTTGCCTATCAACTGGGTCACCGTCTGCAACATCATCAAACACCTGTGTGGCGTCATAAAGCATCACTAGCCAATCAATAGCAGGTGCAGGTAAGGCAAATGCCTTTTGCAAATGTTCTCTTAGCCATTCAATATTAGTCATGTATAACCTTTATTTGAATGAGCTGCTGGCGGCTCTGTAACCTCAGACACCCTATTTTATCGCAACTCACCGCTATGTCAATCGAATTCACATTCTCGCTCTTCCCACGCTTGGCATGAACGCAAATCGTGGCATATAAAGTCAAACTTTTCACAGTACCCACGAAACCCTGCGTCTTTGTCCCATTCGTTACGTGGTATCTTTTCCATCTTAGCTTGAGTCATGGTGCTGTTGTCGTAATACTCACAGTTTGAGCATCTACGTCTACGAGCCTCTTTCTCGTCTACTTGCATAGCATCACCGAGCTTTATCCAATATGTACGGTTAGCTGTCGGTTCGTTTGATGGCATCTCAGGGCCTAACATCCAATCGTCAATCACGGTCTGCGTATTCTTACGGTTCTCAGACGCTGAGATGAACTCTTCTTCAACAGGAAAACCTGCAAAGCCTTTAGGTATGACCATAAAATCTTTCATCTTTAAGTCCTTAAGTAAGCTCACGACCTGTTGATCGAATAGTAAGCGATGTTGCCGCACTAGCAATGGTGCTAATAAACCCATTAGGATTTAATGCTTGCCCTACTAGTTCAGGGAAAGTGTAAGTCTCATTCGGTGCAATACTGCGAGCATCAACAATTAAGTTATCCGCACCTACAGAGCCACCACTAGACACTAGGTTGACACTAAGGGTTACGTTGCTAGCAGATGTATTAGTGGCTGTGAACTTGTCGATAATAGTCTTACAGTTCACGGCTGTATATTGCGTTGTGTCCGTGGCTTCTGCTTGCTTAGATGGTATGAGTACTTTTACGGTAACGGTCATAATTTTTCCAATATCATTGTTGAACTTGTGTGACTTCTAT